GATGATGAAAGTACTTTTGAGTTTTTAAATTCATCAAGTGTTCCAAGGAGATATGATAAATTTTCAGATAAAGATTTATATACAACAGTTGTTGACAATAGTTTAAACCAAGCTATAATTGATGGACAATTACAATATAATAAAAATTCTTATATAAACATAGATAAAATAAAAATTGAAAATGCAGGTGTTGCTCATGATGTAACTCGTATCAAAACAGATGTTTTTCTTTGTGATGACCTATCATTTACAGACCCAAATTTCAATTTAGCTGATTACAATAGTGTAACTGATGCTTTAACTGATATAGAAGGAACTCAAAAAATATATTCTCATAATCGTGGAGAAAATGAAATAGCTGAGGGAAAAGATTTGGGTGTTATAATGCAAGATGCGATGATATTAACCAATCTTTATAGTGACCCAACATATTTAGCTAATTGGACTCATGCTGTAGATACTTGGAACTGGGAAAGTAGTTTCTCCGGAGAAGATGAAGCAACTTCACCAATATTAGATTTTTCTGGTCAAAAAATTTATATAATAGTCAATACATCAGGTGACCAAGAAATACCTTGGTGGCCAGATAATGATAGAAGAAAAAGACTACATGTTTTTGAAATAGATACTGAAAATGATTTAATTAGTCCAGAGAATGGTGGTGGTATAACACAATTACAATTTGAATATGGAGACGCTGTCGTATCAGAGGGTGGTGATGGTCTCACTCCAGCTTGGAAAGTAACAGAATTAAGAGTTACAATAAATACTACACCAGATACACAAGATGCTGATTACAATCCATCTGAAATATATCATCCTATAACTGGAAGTGTTACACCACCTGTTAAAGTAGAACTTGGTAAAAATTTTAATAGTAATATTTTAAGAATAAATCCATCAGCTCAATTACCAATTGAAGAAGATTTTAGTAATTTAAAGTATAATTACATTCCAGTAAGTGAAACAAATATAAAAAGTACAAATTATAATTTACAAAGTTATTATATGTCCGATGAAGAAAGACAAAGAGTATCAGCACCAACTAAAGTTGATTTAGATTTTTCAATAAGAAATATGTCTTTAGCTGATGGTGTTGAATTAACATTAATGAGTAATCCATCACTTCAACACATGTTTTATGTATTATCTTGGAATGATATTGATAATAAATTTAAAACTTGGGAAGATATTACAAGTGATTTACCAACTGATGAGGTTGAACTTATTGAAAAACAACAAGAAAATCTTTATATTTTTAATAATACCGGTTTACCACTAAGTAATGATTATACTACACCAGGTATAAAAACAATAAAATCTGTAATGTTTTCATATAATCAAGATGGTAATATTATTGAACCAGTAAGATGGAAATTTATTACTACACGAATATTTTTAGACATTCCTGTAAATCAATATCCTGACTTTAGTGAAGTTGGTGGTGCGGATTATACAACAATACCATGGCCACATACTACAGCTATAATCGGTGGTATAGATGAAAATTCAAAATATAAAAAAAGTATTCGTGATACTTTAGGTGGTGGTAAACTAGGAAATCAAGATATAATAGACCAAACATTTTTAATAAGTGATGATGAAAATGATGAACTTGGACAATCTATAAGAAAGTTTGATTTAGAACAAGTTAGATATTTTAATTCAAGTTATGATATGACATCATTACTTGGAATTAATGTAACAACAGATGGTACAGATTTTACACCATACAATTCTATAAATGCAAATGGAACATCATATTGGGATGGAGAAACAAATAGTTTTTCAGAGGAAAGTTCTGTCGGGCAGATATTTATAAGTGATAATTCAGATTCTATTCTAAAAAAAGATTGTAAATTAGAATTGAATTGTGGTGACCTTACAGGTAAATCTATAGTAGATTCAAGTGGTAATTCAAATAAAGGATTGTTAATTGGTGATTATAAAATTAAAAAGACAAGAAAAAATAGACCAATGAGAAGAGATTCATTTATAAAAATTCCAAAAAAGAACGATAATAGTAATGGAGCCTTATAATAATGCCAAATAAAGAATTAAATTTTAATAGTGAAGATTTTTCCTTAATAGGAGGAACACAAGAAGCTGGTACTTTTGGAAGTTCTGGTCATTATATAAGATTAACTATTAGAAATGAAGCTGGTAATGTAACTACATTAAATGGTGGTTCTAAAGCAATATTCTACGCTTCACCAATTGGCGAAACACTTGTAATAGATACACCTGGAAAAGTTGAAGGTAACGAATATATTAGTTTAAATCAAAATGATTTTACTATTTACCAAGATACAAATGAAGATTCCTTAAATTATTATATAAAACCAAATGAAATACTATCAAGTTCTTTAGTACCAGAGGGTAACTATACATTACAAACTGATTTTCTTGAACAATATAGACCACTTCCTGGTACCTGGACTGATTCAGTTCCACCAGAAACAGATATACATGACCGATTTATAATAAAACAAATATCACCATCAAGAAAAGAAGTTCGTTTAAAACTTTTAAATAGTGATATAAAAAATGATTCACAAATTATATCAGGATTTAAAACAACACTTGGTGATAATACAGATAATCCAAATGGTTATAATTTTAAACATGTTTTATATGTAGGTGATGGGTTAAATATACCAATTGTAAATTATATTTTTGATAAAAATACAGATGGTGAAGATAGTCAATCAATAATTTTAAAATTATACGAACCATTACCAACAACAATTGGTAATCTAACACTAGCTACAATTGAAAAAGAAATTTTAATAACACAAACCGAAGAAGTTTTTTATTTTTCTGATATACCACCAGTTTCAGTTGGTGGAAGTTTAAGTAAAGATTCAAATTTTGATTATATAGTAGGTTCATCTGACGCTCAATATCAAAATTTAGATGAACTAACCGGTTCTTTATCAACTGGTGTACTTAATAGTTTAATTACTGGTAGTTCTTACGATTATCCAAATTTAAATGTAGATTATTCGGAGTTTCAAAATCATACATTCTTTGGTTCAGCTGAACAAAAATTAGTAAATTTCAAAACAAAGATAAAAAATATACAAAATTATTATAGTGATATATCCCATTCATTAAATAGTGATGGTATGTCGGTAAGTGGTGATTCACAAGCTTTAGTAAAATATAGAAAAAATTTATTTAATAAAGTACAAGAAGAAATAGATAACTTTACACCATATGAAAAGTTTTTATATTTTGATGGACAAAGTGAATCAACATCTTCTGCACCTGGTTTGGGTAGAAACTACGCTGATAATGTACCAGTCGCTAATAATGATAACACATTAACTGTATTAGAAGATTTTGATGGATTTAATCTTGTTTATAAACATGAAACTACAAATACAGATGATGTATATATTGATTTATTTTCGCGAAAATATAGATTAGAAAATAAACCATTTTTTAATTATAGTAGTTCTATTTATCTTTCATTTTTATGTAAAGGTGATGAAAAAATAAATCATTCAACTGCTTCCCATGATTCATCAATAGCAGGCCCATTTGTTTGGCAGAATTATAATGGTAGTGAACAATTACCACATGATACTTTATATCAAAATAGAATATTAAATCCAGATATTACAGGTAGTGAATATAAAAGATTTATTTATCAAGCTTCTAGTTCATATTGGGTGCCAACTGATAACACATCACCACAATTCGCAGCACATGCAGTTGAAGATTGGGGTGCTGGTTCAAGTGATGTTGAAGTATTTTCTGCTAGTCGTGGTACGAAGACTGGTTCAAATAGTATAACTACAGATGGTAAATATATTGATTTAGCCACAGTTCAAACTGGAAGTGGTATACCATTTAAAGGTTCAATAATGCCATCTGGTGAATTATTTAGAATATGGTATCAAGTACAAAACACAGCAAACGCTGCATCTTCAGTTTCATCATCACTTATGACTGATGTAAAAATATCATTTAATAACCCAACTGATGTTTTACCATTTGATAATATTTATCATACAAGTTCAACCAATTGGACAAATTGGTATACGGGTACTTTAACATCAGCTTCAGCTTTTGATAAAGAAAATATACATAGTTTAAAAAATAATCTACCAACATATATTCAAGATAGTTCTGAATATGATGATTTTAAAAAATTCTTGGCTTTGGTTGGAGAACATTATGATGTAATTAGAAATCATATTGATGGTTTGGGTACAATCCGTAATATAGATTATAATAAAGTTGATTCAGTTCCAGCTAATTTATTACCTATATTATTAGATAATATGGGTTGGGAAGCTATTAGTCCATTCTCAAGTAGTTTGGCTGGTATGTTTAACTCATCACTATCATCAGCGACATCAGATAAAGATATATCAGAAAATACATGGCGAAAAGCTTTAAATAATTTAATTTACCTATATAAATCAAAGGGTACAAAAAATTCAGTAAGAGCTTTAATGAACATATATGGTTATCCAGCTGACATATTACAAATAAATGAATTTGGTGGTTCTAATGAAAATCAAATAGATGATAATAATATTTTCCCACCAGACGAACAAATACCAACAAGTATTGGAAATAATTTCGCTGATACAGATTTGATAAATGTAAAAGGTAATGTTTCTTATATTAAATCTCCAAGAAAAAAATTAGGACATTGGAATTTTAATAGTGACTCAAGAAGAGTACATAAATTTGATTGGTGGATGAATGATGCTAATCCAAATACGATTGAATTTATATATAAACATGTTAATACTAAAAATAATCAAAGAATATTAAGAAGTAGTGGTTCAGGTGCTTTATGGGATTTAACTTTAAATACAAGTAATGGTGTAAGTTCTTCATTTGAATTTAGACTTAATAATACACATAGTGCTTCTTTAGATATTACTGGTAGTGCTGTATCAATGTCTACACCATATAATAACATAACTGATGGTCAACTTGTCAATGTGATGTTACAGAGGTTTAGTACTTCATCACTTGGTTTTGGTGGAGTAAATGAATATAGATTATACACAGCTATACAAGATGGTGGTACTATTAGTAATTTATCTTTTGCTTCTATGTCTATTAGTGGTTCAACTGTAAAAAATTCAAGTTATTATGCAAATGAGAATTGGGCTTCAAGTGGTAGTAGAAATGCACTATCTGCTTCTAATTTATTCGTTGGTGAAGGTTTATCTGGTTCATTAGCAGAATTTCGTGCATGGGAAACAGCTTTAGGATTATCTAAATTTAGATTACATACTTTAAATAAATTAAGTACTGTTGGAAATAGTATAAATTCTCATAAAGATGAATTAATTTATCATTATAAATTTAATGAAAATTATAGTAGTGGTTCAATGACAGCATCACTATCTATTGTGGACGCTAATCCAAATAAGATAAAAGATTATAGTTTACTTATAGCTGAATCAGGTTCTATTTTTACTGGTTCACTTGTTTATGGTTCTGATTTTATAGAAACTTACAATTTAGGTGTACAAGATAATTCTCAAACTGTTGTTAATGATAAAAAAATAATTATAAATCCAAAATTAAGTTTTATAGGTAATATAAATCCACATTTTTCTGCTACAAGACCATTAAGTGATTCTAAAACTCAAAGAGCACAACGAACTAATTCTAATCGTTTAGAGATAAATAACTCACCACAGGATTATATAAATTCATTTATTTTAGACCATATACAAGGTACAAATCTTGAATTACTTTACGGAAATCCTACAGATGTGTATGAACCAAATTATCAAGAACTTGATAATTTTAGAAAAACATTTTTTGATAGTCATGAAATAACATTAGATATTAACACATATATAAGGTCTCAAGAAAGTTTATACAACCCATCTTTGATTGATGGTATAAAAAGAATAGTTCCAGCTCGTTCAACATTAAGTGGAAGAACACAAAACTTTGGTGTAACAATAAAACCAACTATTTTAGAAAAACAAAAATATGAACATGAAAGATATTCTGTAGAAACAAATCCAAATACAGTATCTGATACAATTGAAATAACAAAAAATACTGATTATAAATCTGGATTTATTTTATTTGGTAGTCATGAAGCTTCTAAAGATGCTACTATACCCGTAGATGATAATTTATCATTTAGTGGAAGTAAGTATGAACCTACAAAAGACACTGAAATAAATATAAATAATTTAATTAACAAATCAGGTTCATACGAAGCTACTAAAAATACTGATATTAATATAAATAATATAATTATTAAATCAGCTTCATACGAAGCTACTAAAGACACTGAAATCAATATAAATAATGTGATAATTGAGTCAGCTTCTTACGATTCAACTAAAGATACTGAAATCAATATAAATAATGTAATCATTGAATCCGCTTCATATGAAGCTACTAAAGACACTGAAATCGATATAAATAATGTAATCATTGAATCTGCTTCTTACGATTCAACAAAAGATGTTGAAATTAATATAAATAATGTTATAATAGAGTCAGCTTCATATGAATCGACTAAAGATACGGAAATAAATATAAATAATGTTATAGTTGAATCTGCTTCTTATAATTCAACAAAAGATGCTGAAATTAATATAAATAATGTTATAGTAGAATCAGCTAATTATAATTCAACAAAAGATACTACTATTTCAGTATTACCTTCATTATCTTCATCAAAGATGCCATTATATTCAGGTTCAAACACTTATATAAGAGACCATTTTACTAAAGGTTTTAGAGATTTACATGCTGAATGGGGTAGAGGTGATAATGATACACATTTTATAGCTAATACTGCGAATGATGTTTTCATAAGTTCAAGTGCTTACCATAGTGCAAGTTTTGGTCAAAATGTTAGACATATAGAACCAAGATATGTATTTCACTCTATAGGTGATGTAGAACAATATTCTGGTTCTAAAGGTAGAATAGGAAAAGGTGAATCAAATTTTGATGATTTTTCAAATTCAAGTAGATTTTATAATCAACAAATAATTACAGAATTTACAAATAAAAATATAACACATGATTCTTATATTAATAGTAATCCTGGTACAAGAGCTGGTAGAGCTATGGGTAAAACAAGATATTTTTATACAGGTTCGGGTGATGATTTAATATTACCATCAAATCATGTAAGACAATTTTCAAATCCATTCAATAAAAGGATGTATAAAGGAACACAGAATATCAATCCTGGTTTTCAACAATCAGCTAATGCAGAATATGAGGATTATTCAAGTGCTTCATTTTATAGAGTTAAAGTTACTGGTGGTGAACAATCTATTATTATAAAAGGTACTGATAGAGGATTGGACGAAGATAGTAATATAATTTAACATAAACAAAAATATTAAATTTTTTTAAAAAAACAATATTTATATATGAATTATAATAGGTTAATAATTTTTTAATATTATTAGGAGAAATTAAATGGGATATTTAGATAGCAGCACTATAACAGTAGATGCAGTTTTAACAAAACAAGGTAGAGAACTTATAAAAAATGGTGAAAGATTAGATATTTCACATTTTACAGTTTCTGATACTGGTGTTGATTACAGATTATGGAATACAGGTCATCCAAGTGGTTCAGCTTACTATGGTGAAGCTATTGAAAATCTTCCAATGTTAGAAGCTGGTGTTCACGCACAATACGCTTTAAACAATAGACTTGTTTCATACGCCCAAGGAACAATATCAGTTCCAGCTCTTGATATTTCTATACCAAACGCTACTGGAACAACACTTACATTCCAAGATTCAGATGCTGGTAGAAGTACTCCAGTAACAGCCACATTAAAAGGATTCCAACCTGGTGGTGGAGCTGGTGGAAATTTAGTGTATGTTATAACAGATACACCAGAAGTTTTTCAAATTACAAACGGAACTGTTGTTGATGAGTTAACAGGAATTTCTCGAGCGTATATAGCTGAAGCTGGTTTAACACAAGCTCATGTATATTCAATAAGTCCATCACCTTCTGACAATACAATGTTTGTTGTAAATATTTCACCTGACCAAACTCAAAGAGTAGCTGGTAGACAAGGTAATTTAACAATAATTCATGGTACTACAGGTGCTTATGGTACTATAACAGTAGTGAACAATATTACAAGATTCCATAGAAATCTAATGCAATCCTCAAAAGGATAATACAAATAATTAGGAGATTATAAAATGGCAGTATTTGGCTCAAGTGTACAATTAAATCAAGGAACGGATGTAGTTTCGGTTGAAGAAAAAGTAACAAGTGCTTATTTTTCAGATGGCGCGACTCAACTTTTAGGTAATGATATATCAACAGCATCACTAACAGAAACAAATGAAGCTTATTATTATGGTATTTCAAAAAAAGGAAGTGAATCAACAACTGAATGGCATGTTGCTTATGGACACATAGCAGGTAGTGGTTCTTTGGTAGAAACTGATACAATAGGTGAATCTCAAGCTGTTTATAATCAATTTGCTAGTTTATTATTACCTCCTAATGAAGTTTCTGGTGGATTCTTTATTTCAAGAAATAATAGTTTAGCATCTGTACCAACAGAAGCTATTATATCAGCTGGAGCGGATAGAGAAATATTTGTATTAAGTGCTAAAAGAAGTAATATGTTAGATAGAGTTAATAAAAAGAATTGGACAGTTTCTCTTACTGGTCGTAATACTGCTGGAGCGGCTGTACAAACTCTACACTTAACAGATGATAGCGTAAATGATAATCCTACCGCAACACCGGTTGGTGATAGGTATAATATTGTATCTGGAGCACAAGGAACAATTCATAGTGAATCATCAGCAAGAACATTTGGTTTCTTCTATCCTGACCAAGGTGTGTTGGTATTCAGTCAACAAGAATTATCTAGGTCATTTCATGGTAGTGCTAGTGGAACTGCTACAAGTGCTTCTGTTTTCCAAAACGCTGCACTTGATTCAACTGTTGATGTTAATCATCAATTTCAAGGATTTCATACTGGTGATTTAACAGGTGCACAGCGTTCAGATGCTGATTACAAACATGCTTTAAGATTTATTCATTGTTTAAGTGGTAGTGGAACAGGAAACGCTCTTAAATTTAGAGATGAAGAAGATACAATAGCACAACAATATTTTTGTAGAATCCCTGCAGCAGGAATGAATTTCAGTAACAATCCAACATTTGTTAGTGGTTCTGACAATGAAATACGAGACAAAAGTATGTGGGATAACCCAACAGTTTATGTAACTGGAGTTGAGTTATATAATTCAGCTGGAACTTTAGTAGCTATTGGTAAAACATCAACACCTATTAAGAAAAACTTTAGTTCAGAAGCAACTATTAAAGTTAAATTGACATATTAGTCATGACATGTTTGTATTTAAAGAGATTGATAATTCTTCAACAGTAATCGAGCAGAATGTAGTTAGCTACACTCAATCTCTTAATACATCTTCATTAGGTATAAATTCTGTAAATATAGTTTCTAATTCAATTAGTACTAGCTATTGGAACTCACTAAATGTTATGTTTTATACAAGTGGTTCACCGGTATATAGTGGTGAATTGAAATTTGAAAATACCAACAATAATTTAGCTTATAACACAAATAAACAACATCTAAATAAATTTCATGGTTATCCAAGTTCTTCTCTATTTATAATCCCATCACATTATTATGGTGAAAAAATAAAAGAAAAAACATTTGTACTTACAGACAAATCTAACGCTTCAAATGTCATAATTCAAGATGATGGTTATGGTAATTTATATCCAGTAGGTAATACAGTTTCACATAGTACTAATAGTCAAACAGCTTCTGATAATTATGTTGGAAATATATTTTATGAGTTAGGATTAGCAGTCGTAACTGAAACATCATCTTATTCACATACAGCTTCTACTGGTTCTATAACTGTTGGTAATATGACAGACCCATCCGTCCCCTCAGCGAATCATTTTTTCTTAACTGGTAGTGATGGAACTACAATGATTAAATTTATATCTACTGGTTCTTTCGCTTCGGAAACAGATATAAATACTAAAAAATATTTTATAAGTGGTTCAACTGCGGCAGCAACAGCTGCATCTGCATCTGTTAAAATAAATAATGTATTTGGTGGAAATCATATATCAGCATCTGCTACTAGTAATGTTATTAACATAACAAATGATGCTAATCTTTTAAAAGCAAGAAAACCATCAATAACAGGAGCTAATTTACCACCTATATCTGGTTCTAATGGTTTTAACGCTACTGTAAATCCTCAAGGTGGTGTAGCCGCTATAAATTATTCAGATATTGGAACAAATTATGAATTAAGTTTTGGTTCTTATAATACTATTACTACACACGAATATTCAGTTACATTGTTACCAAATGAATTTAACACTTCTGCTAATTATACTATGAGAAAACCACTCAGTGGGTCAACTCAATCATTTTTACAAAGTGAATATTTAGCTACAGAATTTACAAGTAGTACTTTTACACCATATATTACAGAAATAAATTTATATAAAATGGTAGGAGAACAAGCTCCACCAGTTCTTATTCAAGCTAAATTACCAAAACCGATAAGAAAAAGTAATATAATAGGTACAACTTTTAAAATTAGATTAGATATATAGGAATTTATTATGGTTATATTAGGATTAGATGTATCAACAACTTGTGTTGGATACGCATTTACAAAAAACAAAAAAATACTTGATATGGGTTTTATTGATATTAAAAAACAATCTACACCAAAAGAGAAGACTTTCTATGTTTTGGAATATTTATGTAAGAGGAAATATATTGATAAAATTCAAAAGATAAACATAGAAGATAATCTTTCAGGATTTGCTGGTGGGAGAACATCTCAACAAACAATTGTTAAATTAGCAAAGTTCAACGCTATTCTTGGATTTATTATTGAAGAAGAATTTGGTGTTGAAGTACAAAACATTAACCCAATGACCGCTCGTAAAAAAGTTTTTGGTAAAGCTAGACTGAAGGGTGTCAAATCAAAGGATTATGTTAAGATGAAGATTGAAGAAATGTATGATACATCTAAATGGAACAAAACTACAACCAGAGGAAATTGGGATAAGAGGAATATTGATGCCTATGATGGGTTAGTTATGTCATTGGTGGAGTGACACATTGGCAGATAAAAGAACAGAAATAGAAAAACAAAAACTCATTGATGAGATAAAAAGACTTCAAAATTCATCTGATTATTTAGACGATTATTATGACCATTTTGAAGGTACTTGGTTATTTGACAGAGGTCCGCAAAATTTAGATGAGAAGCCCGAGTTACCATCAAAGCCTTTACTATCAAAACCTACTATAAGACAAGAATCAGTTGTATCAGGCTGTGCTATACCAGTCGCGGCAAACTATCATCCAGATAATACAGGTTGTGAAGATGGTGGATTGATGTGTTGTGATTTTACTAATTGTACTGATGGAGTTACTACAAGGTCTTCAACAGGAAGGAAAGTAGAAGATTGTGGTAATGATAAAGCTCCATCATATCCAAAAAAATATTTAAAAAGTATTAAAGAACATTTAGTTAAATTTAGAGAAAATAATTTCAGAGATGATGGTTTAGGACATATATCAATTCCATTAATATTTCATGATGTCTATGGAGCTCCATTTGCAGGTACTGAAAATAAATCAGTATGTGAAACTACAGATTGTGAATGTAAAGCTTATAGGGCCACTCAAATTTTAAGTGAACAATATAGTCCAGGTAATATTTCATACTATAGAGCTTGTTTTGACGAAAATGAGAATATTTTAAGTGAAGAAGAATGTAATAGAGGAGATGGTATACCAATTCCTGTAATTAATATACCTAACAGTTATGTTCATGATAGAGCTAATGTAGATACTGGTGGTTGGTTTAGTCAAGTTCCAAACGCTACATATTTTCATAACGCTATTAATATATATGTTACTGAATGTATTGCACATGAACCAGAAGGCACTTCTTGTAGAGACGGACTTAATGGTGTTGCATGTTTTGGCCCAGATGGAGATGATTGTCATAGAGGTATAGCAATAACACATGATGCTTTCGTGTTTGGTAAAAACGGAATTCTATTAGATAATTGGGGTACATTTGGTCATGAATTAGCACATACTTGGGGTAGACTCCATCTATTTCAAGGAGTCGAATATGTAGATTTGACTGATTGTGATGAAGATGGTGATAGGATATGTGATACAGAGGCTATAAGAATACATGGTTTTCAAGATGATGGTGGTAGTAGTTATAAAAATTCTGTTATGTGGACTGAACAGGTTTTGGAAATAGATGAATCTACTGGAGTACCAAGCCATTATAACGCACATAGATATTGTGCTTTTGTGGGTGAAGATGGTTTTTTTGACCAAGCTTCAGATACATTACATATAAAAAGTGATAATCAAGGTTCTGGTGATGTTGACCTTTCAGATACTATGTTTGGAACGCGGGACATAAATTCAGATTACTATCAATCTGAGTATTACTATCAAATTCCCAATGCATCGGAAAAAATTAAAGCTCATTATTGGTGTGATTATGACGGAACTTGTGATGAGTTGGATTATTACGGAACTGATATACATAATTTATTAAGTACAGCTTCTGTAAAAGAGTGTAGAAATTTAGGTTGCTATGAAACTTCTGAACATGCATGTACACCATTACCAGCTTTTACACCTGAACAATTTCAAGCTATGAGATATGATATGTCAGGTGCTTGGAATCCTGATGATTCGACTTGTAGTGGTATTATGTCCAAATCAGAATGTATTGATGAAGGCTGTCTTTTTAACGCTATTACTGATACTTGTTATTTTCCATCTATCTTTATGGATTTTCAATGGATGACTGGTGCGTATCCAGGAGTAACTGGTTGTGCTAATAAATTAGCTTGTAATTATAGTCCACGGTGGATTATACATGATGAATCACAATGTATATATCTTGATGCAGAAGATAATGAAACATCAATTGAAAATTCTGTATGTGGTTGTACCATAGAAGGAACTTGTAGTTATAATGAAAACGCTATAACAGATAATGGTAGTTGTAGATATCCAACACCAGCAGTTCCTTGTAATTTTATTAGTACATTGTCTGGTTGTACAGATGAAGACGCATGTAACTACAATCCTGAAGCTACAGAAAATGATGGTTCGTGTGAATATTTTGAAATTTGTGATGGGGGTGGTATGGTATGTCCACCTCGAACATGTGATTATTTTGAACTTTTAACTGATTGTACAGACCCAACAGCTTTAAATTATAATCCTCAATCTGTGGAAGATGATGGTTCGTGTTTATATGAAGCTGAATGGGATAAACTATTACATAATGGATGGCCTCTTTATCCTTTTCTTCCAATCCTTTCAGAACAATCTACATCTACAGGAGTAACTACATACAATTCTGAATATGAACATTTAGTTATACCTTGTCAGTTTCAAACTGATAGGACATTAGTATCATTATTCCATTCTGGTCATATTGAGTATGACCAGGATAATCCCTTCATTGATACAGATAACACATATGGTGAATATAACATAGCTAATTATAAAACACATGCTGGTAGTGTTATCAATAACATGTTTTATTACGAAGACCTTCGAAAGAGAGGAAAAACAATTGTAATGAAAATGACAATGGGTAACTGAAGTTCTTGTAAAGATATAATAGATGGGTTCATCTTATTAGCATCACATTTTAAAGATAGAGACGATATAATATTTGTTGTAAATTATGAAGATATGGGTTCTTATTATTTTTTAGATTTTTTTCAACAATTTAATGGTGATTATAATTATAATTGGGGTTTTGACACTACAGGAGGTTGTAACGCCTTATGTCATGATGTATATTTGGGTGAAAGAACTTGTGGTTCGGAATACGAATCTGATTATTGTTGGTGTGACCTCGCTCACACAGACCAAGAAGGTTGGATTAGTCCGGATTGTGGTTGTTTTGAAGATTATACACCAGGCCCATATTATTGTCAAGAATATGGACTTACAA